GGTGGATCTTCACCAACCTTTACTTTCAGCATCAACTTAATTGGTGTTAAAAAGTACGGCTAAATAAGTAGCCCTCAAGCGAGGGCTTTTTTTTTCTCATGGCTTTTAAAGAGGATATAGATACTTTCTTTGGAGATTTTTCAGAGAGTGTATTCTATGACAATGCTACTTATAAAGGAATCTTAGAGCAACCTGATGAAATTGTTGCTGATGATCGTGTATTGACTACTGATTATCAGTTAACAGTTAAAACAACTGATCTAGGTTCGTTAGCGTATAACACTCAAATAGAAGTCAGTAATGTCAAATATAAGGTAAGAAGTGCTAGGAAAATAGATGATGGTACTTTATCTGTAATTTCATTAATGAAGGTTTGAGATGGCTAGTAAAAGAGAACAGATATTAGCAAAAATTAAAACAAATCTTACAGGAACTACAGGTGTAGGAACTCGCATCTATAGAAGTAGGGTTGAGCCAATGACAAGAGATGAATCTCCTTCTTTAGTCGTTGAGTTTATAACAGACGAGCCTACTGTTAATAGCGCAACTTACTTAAAATTAGATTGGACATTACGAGTAAGAATAGTTGTTGTCGTTAGATCACAAACACCTGACACTACAGCAGATGCAACAGTCGAAAGTTTACATACTAAAGTTGTCACAGATCCAACTTTAGGAGGACTTGCGATTGATGTAAGACCAGCCACAGTAACCTTTGATGTTGTTGAGGCAGATCAGCCAGCAGGTATAATCTCCTGTGAATATGAAGTAGATTACAGGAGTAGTTATAACGATTTATCAACATGATCTACAATCAAGTTGTTACCCTAACAACCCTTAAGGATTATTATGGAGTATGAAATTCCAAATGAGGGCGGTACTTACATACTGAACCCGAAAACTGGCAAACGTAAGCTAGTTCAACAAACTAAACAAGCTGAACCCCCTACTGAGGTAACTACAGATGGCACAACTGACAAGGAAGAGAGTAATTCTAATTGAAGCTGAGAGCAGCTATGGAACAGATCCAACTCCAGCAGCAACAGACGTTGTTCTTGTAAGAGATCTGTCAATCACACCACAATCTAGTGATGTAGTAAACAGAGATGTTGTCAGACCTTATTTAGGTGCATCTCAACAGCTACTAGCAAACACCAGAGTTGAGTGTACGTTTAGCGTAGAACTTGCTGGATCTGGAACTGCTGGAACTGCGCCTAGATATGGAAGTGCGCTTAAAGCGTGTGGCTTCTCGGAAACGGTCAGTTCGGGAACCAGCGTTACTTACGAACCTATCTCAGCTAGTTTTTCATCTGTTACTATTCACTACAACGTAGATGGTGTAAGGCATATTGTTACAGGATGTCGAGGGACTTTTGCGATCTCAGCAGCCGTTGGTGAAATCCCTTCGATTGATTTTACTTTTACCGGAATCTACAATGCCCCAACAGATACAGCATTGCCTTCTGTAACTTATGGAAATCAGGCAACACCATTAATATTTAAAAATGGAAATACAAGTAGCTTCCAGTTATTATCATTTGCTGGAGCATTAATGAATTTTTCAATGGATGTTGGTAACTCAATAGTCTATAGAGAACTTGTTGGCGGTACAAAAGAGGTTTTATTAACTGATAGAGCAGCTAATGGTGCTGTCACTATAGAAGCACCAACTTTGGCACAGAAAGATTATTTTGTCGCTGCATTATCTGACACTTCTTTAGGTAACCTAACAGTTACACATGGTACTGCTGCTGGTAATATTGTCAGAGTTACAAGTACAAAAGTTGATATTGGTGACGTTGCTTATGGTGAGGCTGATGGAGTGACTATGTTAGAGATTCCATATACACTCGTACCAAGTTCGGCAAATGATGAGCTAAGTATAGTCTTTACTTAGTAAGTATTGACTACTGAGGTAGAGTAAAGAAGTATATATATTGATTTATGGCATTTGTTAGAAAAAAGACTAAAGTTTATCCTTGGCCTGTAGAAGTCTCTCAACCAAGCGAAACAAAAGTAGGAGAGTTTGATTCAACTACATTTATTGGTAAATTTAAAAGACTTACCAGAACAGAACTTGATGAGTTTGAATCTTCAACTGAATTTGATGCTTTGAAGAAAGTTTTAGTTGGTTGGGAGGATATGAACGAGGAAGATGGTACACCAATAGAATTTAATGATAAAACTTTAAAAGAATTTTCAGAAGACATAGATTTTGTTGCTGGTGTATTAGATGCTTTTAAAAAATTCTATGGAAATGCACAAGTGGGAAACTAACTGATGCTGCTTTATACTGGGTTTCGGGTGGCAAAAAAACTATAGATGAAACACAAAAAGATGCTGTTGCATTAGGTGTTGAAATTGAGGAACAGCCAGAAGAAGAAGTTGATTTTGAAGTTTTTGATGAGAATTGGGATATTGTAATGATGTTTTTACGTTGTCAGACACAATGGAACACATCTTTTGGAGGTGTAGTAGGATTAAAGTACGAGGTTTTATTACTTGATGGAGGACTGTTTGACCTATATCATGTAGATAACCGACAAGAAATGCTCGAAGGTTTACAACTAATGGAATTTGTTGCTATTCAAGAATCTAATAAGGAGAAGAAATAGTGGCAAAAGAAACTAATACCATAAAAATTGGTATAAAAACTTTTGGAGGAGAAGAGCTAAAAAAATTAGGGGCTACGTTTGGCAAAATAAATAAAACACTTGTATTAAATAAAAAGAATTTAAACGAAACAGTTGCCAGTATTTTAAGAATAGACAAAAGAGCAAAAAGTTTTAATGGTGAATATGCCAGAAGTAATAAAATAATTAAAGAACAAATAGCAGCTTTTAAAGTTCTAAGAGATCAAGTTGATAAAGGCGGTGCATCATATAGTCGTTTTACAAACGAGATAAATAAATTAAATGCAAGTTTAAGCATACAGCCGGGTACGCAGTACGCATCACCTATTGGCCCACAGATGGACACCAGAGGTAGATTTGCAAAAATGCGAGATAGATTTATTGGTTCTGCAAAAAATATGGGTGTTGGTCAAAGAGCGGCACTTGGAGCAATAGCTGGTGCTGGTGTTGCTGGTAATTTAGGTGCTGTAGGTTCTTTTGGTTTATCAGGAGCAGCAGTTGGAGGGCCGGCGGGGGCTGCGGTTGGTGCTGCTATAGGAGGTGTTGTAGAAACTGTAAAAGCTGCTAGTGCTGCTGCTAAATATGCTGCACAAATTGGTCGTCTTGAGATTGCGTTAAAAGGTGTAACAAAAACACAAGGAGAATTTAACAAAGCACAAAGGATAATTGCAGATGTATCTGATGAATTAAATGTCCCTATAGGTGCTTCAACAAAACAATTCACAACATTATCAGCATCAGTTATAGGTGCTGGAGGTAATGTTGATGATGCTGAAAAAGTATTTAGAGGAGTATCAGAAGCTATTAAGGCAACTGGTGGAGATGCGGAAGATGTGCAATCTGCGATTCGAGCCATGTCACAGATTTTTGGTAAAGGTAAGGTGTCGGCTGAAGAATTACAAGGTCAACTTGGAGAAAGATTGCCGGGAGCCGTTGTTAAGTTTGCAGACGCAACAGGAAGAACATTACCACAACTACAAAAAGACTTAAGAGATGGAACTGTAGGTCTTAATGACGTTATGAAATTTGTAGCGAAATTAAGTAAGGATCATAGGGATGCTGCACTTGAAATGGCTAACAGCAGTATGGATGCTGGTCAAAAGTTACAAGTTTCTATGCAGAAACTACAACTTAATATTGGTCGTATAATGCAACCTATTGGTGCAGCAATACAAAAGACTATGACTGTAATAGTTAATGCTATTAATGGTGCTATTGAAGCATTTAGAAGGTTCTTTGGTATAGGCGATGAGAATCAAAGAAGAAAACTAGAAAACACGTTAAGAGCAGCTATAGAGTCAGCGAAAAGATTAGAAGGAACTAGAAGAGAAGGTATTGCTAAAGGAAGAGTAAGTGTAGCAAGAAGTAACTTACTTGACTTTTTGGAGGGCTATGAGACAGGTGGAGGTGAAGGTTCTAACTTCCAAGATCCAACTGGAGATGATAAAGATAAGTCATCTTTAAAAACATTTGCTGAGACTGCGTTTGATGTAGCAAAGCAAGCTCAAGATGCTTTTGTTAATGCGTTTAAAGGAATGGAAGATGCTTTAGTTAAGTTTGTACAGACAGGCAAATTAAACTTTAGAGATTTAGCAAATTCTATTATTGCTGATTTAACAAGGATGCTTGTTAGATATGCTGTTGTTCAACCTTTATTTCATGGAATAACAGGAGGAAGATTTAAAAATGCAAACGGAAATGTTATAGATGCTGGTAACACAATTAAGCAGTATGCTAGAGGGGGCATAGTTACAAGACCCACTTTATTCCCAATGGCAAATGGCATGGGGCTTATGGGAGAAGCAGGGCCAGAAGCGATTATGCCATTAAAGCGTGGCGCAAATGGAAAACTTGGAGTGCAAAGTTCTGGAGGTGTTGGTAATATTGTTGTAAATGTAGATGCTTCTGGTAGCTCTGTTGAGGGAGACTCTGCAAGATCACAAGAGTTTGGCAGAGCTTTAGCTGCTGCTATCCAATCAGAAATGATAAAACAAAAAAGACCGGGAGGACTTTTAACATAAATGGCAAACTTTCCATCTATAGAACCTAGTTTTAGCGTTACTAAAAAATCTAAGCCAGTAGTTAAGGTTGTATCTTTTGCAGATGGATTTGAACAGCGTTTAGGTTTTGGATTGCCAAATAATCAAGATCCTAAAATTTTTAATTTAAAATGGGAAAATATAACAGAAGAAGAGTCAGATACCATTGAATATTTTTTAGAAGAACGTGCAAGAGATAAAGCAAGTTTTACATACTCACCACCAAAAGAATCTTTTACTAAGACAGGTACATATTCACAAAGTAGTACGACAATAACTATTACGATTACAAATCATAGATTATTTGTTGGTGATTCTTTAGTAATTGACTTTACCTCTGGTTCTTCTTCTGATGGCACTTATGTAGTTTCTTCTGTTACCAATGCCAATGTATTTGTTGTCACAGCAGCTAGTGGTGCAACTACAAGTGGCAATGTTTCGATCACAAAAACAGCGTCATATAAATTTACTTGCCCAGAATGGAGTAAGGTGATTGATTTACCTAATCTAGCTACGATAACAGCTACATTTGTACAAAAATTTGAACCATGACAATAGATACCGCACCTGTTTTTAGCGACATACAAAAAGTAAATCCATCTTCAATTATTGAGTTGTTTAAACTTACTCTTAAAGAGGGTTTAAATTACGCAACAGGTAATCCTAGTAATGTAACTACAGAACATAGGTTTCATGCTGGAAGTAATCTTGATGCTTATGGAGATATTGTTTGGAATGGTGAAACTTATATAAGGTTTCCTGTAGAAGCTACTGGTTTTGCTTTTCAAAGAGGTCAATTACCAAGACCAACTATTACTATCAGTAATATGGGAACTCCAAGTATGTCAGCAGTTTTGTTAGCTGCAAATGCTTTTACTGCTGGCAATGATTTAACTGGCGCAAAAGTTACAAGAATAAGAACAATGGCAAGATTTGTGGATGCTGCTAATTTTTCTGGTGCAATAAATCCGTTTGGTACTCCTGATCCAGATGCAGAGTTTCCAAGAGAAGAATATTATATAGATCGCAAATCAGCAGAAAATAGAGAAGTAGTACAGTTTGAATTAGCAGCAATTTTTGATATGGCTGGTATTCGTGCGCCAAAACGTCAATGTACTAGAGATGTCTTCCCATCCATAGGTACATTTATAGGATGAATTGGAAAGATAACGCATTAATTCATGCAAAAGACCAAGATCCTAAAGAAGCTGTAGGTTTAGTGTTGAACATAAAAGGCAAAGAAAGATATTTTCCTTGTCGTAATTTATCAATGACAGCACATCAATGTTTTATTCTTGACCCAGAAGATTATGTAAAAGCAGATAACCTTGGAGATATTATTGGAGTTTTTCATAGCCATCCTGTCTCCTCACCAGAACCTACACAAGCAGATAAAGTTAGT